ATATAAGGTAATTACAACAAAGGCAATCATGAACAAAGTATTAAAAACTACGAATATCTTATCCGCAAGGGATGTCTTTTTCTTTTTCATGTCTCCAATTAACAACAACATCTATGCTTTTATCTGTTCTTGTGTATATTTTCCCATTGCGTTCAATTTTAGCCATATATGAACCATTATTTGTTCTAAAAACACCCTTGATACCCAGTTTATTATTGCAGTTAGCATCACGATTTATATTATTTGTCTGTTTATCACTTGGTCTTAAATTAAATTTTCTATTGTCTTTTTTATTAGTATTTATATGGTCAATAAGTTCATAATGAAATCCAGTAATCAGTTGATGCAATCTAATATTTTTACCCATTTTGTCTTCACCGTATAGCCGAGTACAAATGTAACCTTGATCATTTTCAAACCAACAATGATTTTTTATCTGATCATAATCTTCTAAATCAAAATAAAATTCTTTATTCGTATTTGAAGTCCACCCAATGCCATATTCTCCTAGCAAATTATACTCATTGTATTTTTTAACTCTTTTAGATGTAATTTCACTATGCAAACAACCACAAGATAATGTAGAGCCATTTCGTAATGAAGAACCTCTTATATCTCTTATATTTCCACATTCACATTGGCATTCCCACAATGGCACTCCATCCTTTGCTGTGCCATTCCTTCTTAATACTAAAAGTCTTCCAAATCGTTTCCCAGTTAGGTCAATTAATCTACCGATTAGTATCACCTCCTACCAATTATCATCCTCATCATTACTATTTGTACTAATAACGGCTACATCTTCAATTGTAATTTGAGGTGTTCTGATACCATTATAATCATTAACCGAAGGTCGTCCAACAATGTTAAATGAAATATAATCATTTTCATTCCAAGCATCTTGGATAAAATCATATAACCGATTACCTTCTTTGCATTTAAATTGAATGAACTTAATTCCATTTAATATAAAACTGACAGTATCTTCATTTTTACCAAACACTTCAAAGCAATCTCTTGTTAATGATATGTTCTCTATTGCCAACTGAGGCTCTTCAATTCCTTGTCCAACAATATTTTTTAATTGTGAAAGCTCTTGGATTAGAGAAATTGTAATATCATTTATATCCAAAATGAAATCCACTTTATACGTAGAATCATATACTGTATCTTTAAGCAGAGAATTTATACTGTTTAATGCTTTATCCTTGTTGTTTACTGGTAAATCTACAATTCCAAAGGCATTGGCATGTCCCTTCCCGCTTATTACCCCTGTAGAATTAACTATGTCTTTAAAACTATCAATCGGACTATTATTAATATTTCTTGCACTGCCACCAAACATTTCAGTGTTTGTTTTTTTATCAAAATATCGTTTTAATAAAATGCACGGCTTATTATATTGCTCTGCAATTTTTATTGCTACAACTCCCGTCAGACCACTATCCAGAACTTCTGTTACGTCAGCCATAACTATTTTATTATCAGACGGCATATTATTTATTATTTCTGTAATTGCGTCTACACCTTTTTCTCTCATTTTATCTTGTCGAGATTTCGCATTTTTACAAAGCCTTGCCGCTCTATCATAGATACTTTCTTGAATTACTTCTGATGGCTTGTTTTTAGTTGCTCGTTTTTTATATTCAAAAAATTCATCTTGTTCAATAAATGCTCTGAATAATAATTCTTTTTCATCATTAGACCCCACACGTATCATTCCATTTAAAATTGGGGTTATATACCATTGGATATTATGAATGTTAATCTCTCCGCTTATACTATAATCCTGAGCCCTTATGAGTGCTTGAAAACATTTGTTATTAATATTTGATAACCCTGCATTAACAACATATCTTGTTTCAAATGAACGCATATCCATAACATCACTAATATTGGCTAAGGCACATAAATCTAAATAATCATCGGCAAATTCGTTCCAAGTTTCTGTGTCTAATGCTTGTAAAAATTTGTATACTATGCCCGCTCCGCAAAAATCTTTATTAGAATATTCCCTACTCATTTGATTATTTACAATGATTGCATAGGGATTATCACCTTCTGATTCATGATGATCGAGAATTAGAATATCTATTCCCTTATCTGATAATTTTTTGCATTCTTCTGTATCATTTGTACCAGCGTCTGGAATTATTAACAAATTAGTATCTTCCGAAACAGTTATATCATCTCCTAAACCATGAGATTTTGCTTTTGTATGCATTATGTAATTCACCGGATACTTATTGTCTAATTTCTTAATATAAGAATACATCATTGCTGCTGAACAAAAACCATCTGGGTCAGAATCTACTAAAATCTCTATTTTATTTTTTCGATTAAAATGATTTATGAATAAATGTACTGCACTATCTATATTGTCTAATTTTTGATATGGAATTAAAACACTTTCATCTAAATTGAGATACTTTTCATAATCATTAATACCTCTATTTTTTAACACTTCTTTAATTACATTAGATGTGTCATTATTACCACTTTCGTACAATCTATATTTCAAATATACACCTTCTATCTTAATTTATAAATATTATTTTTTACTAATTGCTCCCATTTTTGCGGATTGTCTGAGGGGCTTTCTTTTTCACTTAAAATATTATCCTCATCAAAGATATAATAAAGTGGAATATTATCCGGAAATCGTTCTGTTATCTCCATTATTTCGTTCTTTTTTACATCCTTGTCCAAACATAGAATAATTGTTGAACCAGTTCTCACTAACATATCTATTTGTTGATTACTCATTGATTTTCCACCAGTTGCCGCACAATTTCTATATCCATATGACCATAGTTGTAAAACTGCTTTTTCAGATTCTGCCACAAATACCCTCCCTGCTCTTTTTATATAAGGAAGAGTTTTATATAATCCGTACACCACTTTTGATTTTGCACAGGGCTCCAGATAAATATATTTGTTCATTCCATCAGGTACTTTTCGGTCAAAATACCTTGCCTTAACACCTACTAAATCTCCAAGTTCAGAACGAATAGGGATTGTATATCGGTTAGTTTCTTCATCGAATCCTATTTCAAATTCTCTCTGAGTTTCATAATCTATATAATCTTCATAAAACAAATCGTTTACATATGGTTTATAATAAGAAAGAATACTTTCTGAGATGGGTTTTAATGGACGTTCTTTTTCTTCTGTTATGTTAGAATCCATTTCTTCTAACATTTTTAATATCTTAAAACTATCTGGGATATCCTCTTCAAAATCATGATAATACGATATTCCTATTTCTGAACATAATTCTTTTAATCCCTCCGGAAATGTCAAGTTCTTAATAAAGCAAACCAAATCAATAATATCAGTCTGTCTATTTCCTCTTATCATTTGTCTTGTTTTATTCAGACAAATAAGAGATTCGTTATTGTACAATATGATTGCCCCTCTATTATCCCCATCCGGGTTGCCCGCTGTCCAGTAAGCTCCTGTTGAATGATATTTTATGTGGTGGCAACCAACGGATTCCAATATTTGTTCAACATAATTATTTTCAAATATGTAGTTTTTAAGCTCTTTTGTATCCAAATTGCCACCTTCCTACTCACCTCTCTTAGCTCTTATAAGCACTCCAACATTTTCCCACGTGTTATAGTCTAAGTTTATTTTGAGTAATATAATCTGATCCTTACTTCCTGATCTGTTTTTATCAATTTTTACAGCCATATATCTTTCTCCTAAGTTTAAATCTTCAGGAGTTTTCTCTCCCCAATCGTCTAATGGGATATATTTATATTTATGATATTCCTCTTTCCCAATCAACTTACCCAAAGTAAGCATATCACAAACATGTTTAATCCCCTTGGAAGTACTAATATTCATACTTGATAATTGAAAAATGTCCGTAAAAATACTGTCATCACTCATCTGAAATACTACATGTCCATACATTTGAAGTTCATTGGTTAATTCTTTAATTTTGGTCGCGGTCTGTTTTAGTGAACTCCAATCATCATTTTGATAACCTTTTAAAGTATCATATCCATAACATTTTATATTATAGATCATTTTAGCTTTTCTAAGTTCGAACTCTAATCTTTCGTTACTGTAATCATCACAAACATCTTTAAACATTACCTTATTTTTGCAGCTATCTATCCAATTAGTAACCTTAATAACATTTTGATATTCTTCTGATTCGTTCACACGTTTTTTAAATTCGTCTACACTTTCAATATAAATGCCATTATCATTAATTTTTCTTCTGATAATTTCACCCTTATTATCATGGTATATTCCTAAAACAATTTCTTTTTCAGGTTTCTGCATATGTACACCATGTAAATCTTGAAACTCTTTATTGTTAATTATTGTTGTAATTAAGCAGCTCCTTAAATCTTCTTCACTCATTTCATTACTGATATATAAAAAATCTTCATGTAATACTAATGCGGTATGTGCTGCTAAAAACATAAGCTTTCTTGATTTACCACTGTTTGATACAAGTCCTTCAAAAAAAACTTTACTTTCTCTCATGCCCAAAAAATATTCATTATACATAGGCCAAGGATAAGGAATACCAAAATTGGGTTTGTTTAAATAATTTTCTACCGTTATACTGGTATTGCTATTTAACTGAACTGCCTCTTCTCCCGCATTAATTACCGTATTGATTTTATCTGCTTTTATACGAATAATTCTATAAATATCACTCGGTGACATTTTATCAAAATTTCGATGTGATAATATTTTCTCCACCGGGAAACCATTTCTTCCATATTCTCTTACCAATGAATATTTTTTAACTGCATCAAAATAATTTTTTATGTCATTTTCGTCAGCAAGCGACATATACCTTTGTAGTGTTTTCCAGCCTTTGTACTGTTTGTAGAGTTTTAATCGCTCATCATTTTGACTCATGAATACATTCATTTTTGTTTCATCAACGGTTTGTGAAAAAGTAAAATAATATATTTCAAAACTATCATAAAAAAATTTTGTGGCAGGGTCAGAAAAATCATATTTGCTCCGCATAAAATTGCTATAATTAACAATTAAATCCGGTTGTTTGAGTAATGCTCCGATAAAACAAATTTCCGAAGCAACGTTGCTATCCTTTAATTCCTGTTCATTATCCAATATGTACCTCCTACCCAAAAATGTCATCCACTAAATCAGAAATATCTTCTGTGTTACTTGACAAAGTTTCTTCTGATGGCTTTATATATCCGACAGATTGATTTACAATATTATCTATTGTACTTTCCTGCTTCTCAGCTTCAAGTATTTTTTGTTTTTCTTTCCATCTTAAATAACTATCATACTTGTTTATTAAAATCGACAAATCATATGTTAATCTTTGCTCCGGTGGCATTTTTATTCCCTTCAACTCATTTTTCTTAGCTATGTCATTAAGTATATCAATTTTGCGATGCCACATATCTATTAAATCCATTGGTGATATTCCTACACTCATTCCCTTGAATGTACCGGCATAAATATTGCTTAATTTTTGCCATACTGGGGTTGGAATAATTGTTAAATCATATGCCTCTTTAATAAATTGAAATATCTCTTCTTGCGTAAGTGCTATTATAAAATGTGCGTATGTATCTTTTTTAATTAAATCAATTTGATTATATATTTTTGCCCATTTTGTTGAAATATCTATTCTTTTATTAATAATACGCTTTTGACATAAGCTATTAAAGCAATCACTATGATAACTTTTCTTATCATAGTAGACTGCTTTATCAATATTGTTTTTAGTTATATAAAGGTATTCTCCACAGTAACTACATTTTCTCTTAATATTAACTTCTTCCATAGTTTCCTACCCTTACGTAATAAAAAATTTATTCAAACATTGCTAATACTTTATGTAAAATTTCAATATCTGTTACACTCTTGTAAGACGTAGGGAGTCCTGCTGCTTCGAGTTTTTCCTTCATTGCTTTTTTTTCCGTCGGTGGAAGTGCATTTCTTTTAGCAATAATATCTTTTTTGATTGCTTCAATATTTACACCGCTGTTATTATCAGATGTGTTTGTCGTTTCTAAATTATCAGGTTCTCCGACCTTGCCAAGAATTTCCCTACTATAAATATCCTGTTCAACATCAACAGCTTTTGTTAGGTCATTCTTTACTACGAAAGCTTTTTTATCTGCTGTCTTATCAATAACTGACTGCCAATCAAGTAATGTAGGATCTTCAATAATTGAGTTATCCTCGTGTGTATGTGTTCTATCCTTTTTGACATGAGCACATACTATGCCTTCCTCATTTCTGAACATACGAATTTCAGTCTTAACATTATACGCCATATCTTTAAAGCCATCAGGAATTTTTTCACCAGTCACAACACTCGTAGTAGAACCGTCAGGTTGCTCGATATTTTTCTTTTCGTCCGCCTCTCTTGCAGTTACAATATAATGCACGCCAGAAGCCATAAGATCAAGGATTAAGTCTTGTCCTTTAAAATTAATTGTTTGATAATCCTTATACTCTAACCCGGCTCCTTCAATTTTTACAAGTCTGGCATCACCAACAAGACTATCTCTATCAGCTTTAACCCTGTTTCTTTTCTTAGAGAACTCTATTAATCCCTGTTTTGTAGTTAGATTAAGAATTGTTGTACCATCAACAACAATCGCATCTGCTCTAAACGGTTCTCCATCTGCGTCAAGAACTATATTATCTGTTTCTTCACCGTCATCATTAAGCTCGTAAAAATCTTCTCCATTCTTAACCTTTGTAATATATTGTCTTACCTCTCCAAGCGACTGTGTATATACAATATAAATATTCTCAAGATTTACACCATTAGCCTTTAACTCAGTGGTATAATCATCAATAGAACCAGTTTCTGGGTCAAGGTATAAAACTCTAAAAGGTTTTCCATCTGGTCGTTTAAAATATGCAAACTGCATAGCCATTGTTGATTTACCTGTAAACTGCTTCCCATATAAAATCATACCCAATTTACTCTGTGTAACTGACGCCTTTCTTGCTTTTGCCATAATTTATTTCCTCCTTAAAATTTAACTTCGTATCTTATATCTCCAACGCCACACGTACAATGCAGCGTTGGATTTTTACTGTTAGTCCCAAGCTTCCTCAGAGTCATCATCAAGATCATCGGCGCTTCCCCAATCATCATTGGAGTCAGAACCAAAACTCTCCTCTGCCTTATTTGCATTCTTAATCTTTGCGATAGCTTCGGTTACATTCTCCTCTGTGTAAAGCTCCTTGTCGATTGATGAACCTTTAGCTCCCGTAATAATAAATTCTCTTTTTGTAGGAGCTGATACTTTTTCAATAGCATCTTCTTCGCCCCAATCGTCTTCGTCCTGTACTGTTTCGACCTGTGCTACGGATACCATATGTCCACTTACCTTAATTGCATTATAAGGATTAAGTGATTTTTTAAATTTGTTTGCAAGCGCTTTATCTTCGATGATAAACTGAACATCTTCAATATTGCTATATGTAACAATTTTTGCAAGAACAATATCTCTACCAGTCAACTTTTCTTTATCGTCTTTTTCCGGCTCGATCCCCATAAAAATAATTACCTGATTAAAATCATTCTGCTTTTTAAAATTTTCATCATTAAAATCAATTTCAGAACAAAGAGATATCTGACTCGGTACAAGTTTTGTAGATGTTTTCTTATTACCCTTGTTGTCAGTAAAACTACTGTAATCAAGACTTCCACGAATAAATACGCTTGCTCCATCTTTAAGATTTTCTTTAACCTCTCTACAAGCATCAAAATCTGTTAGAACTTTTTTATCATTAATGGTTCTACCTTCAGAGTCAATTTTTTTCTTAACCCCAATATTTTTACCAATCATACGGAAGCCTTCGCGGTTATAAGAAAATCTATCAGCCCAAGGCACTTTAACTGTTTCGCCCTTTTCACCCTTCTTCTCAGATCTTTTAGAAAAATAAACATTTTCCTGCTCCATACCCTGAAGATTGAGGTACAACGTCTCTCCATTTATGTAACTTGTACCAAAGTTCAGAATTCTCATAGGTTTACCATTCTTAGTTTTAATCTCTTTAAATGCCGTATCTTTTTGCATACCAGACACAATACCCTTTAACTGAAATGCGCCTTTTGTTTCCGGCAAGTTAAATAATCTTCCCTTTTTCTTAGTTTCTGCCAAAATTTTTATCCTCCTTGAATTAAAAAAATATAAAATATAAAAATATATCTAAACACCCTTGCGGATGGAACATAGAATTAACTATATTTGAAAATTTATATAAAATAGTGATTTTTGGGCGCACAAACCCAAGGTATGCTATCCCACCTTGTTATTTAGCTGTTATTTTTTTTTGAAAAATGTAGAGCAGAAGTGCTCTATTGATTTGAAAATTTTTTATTTTATGATATAATATATCATCATAGTACTACTTAACATCCTTGCAGATTGCCGCTAAGAACGGTGTAAGTCTATGGTAGAAAGAGTGTGATATGAAAATCATACGGCAGAGGGCAACTTATGTATGAATTTTTCCGCACCGCAGGACGGTGCTTAAGAAAACATCGTTTTGCTGCTTATATTGTCGGTTGTATAGTTTTACTTACAATCGTAATTCTATCGCTTGTGTTCCTTAATAAACACTTGCCGGGATTAATGCAATATAGAGAGATCGAAATCAACCTGTTTAATTTGGTTAAGATTAAGGCATTAAGATAGTTTTTTGATGTCATAGAGGCTGTTTCACAGGAGCAGTCTCTATTAATTCTATATTATATAAATCCTAAAAACGATATTGTGAAAAAATTTACCCTCTCCAGTATGATTTTCGTATCACATACTGAAAAAATTACTCCTGACTCTCGTTTCTTTTAGAAACTTCGTCCCATTCCTGTAAGAACATACACATAGTATTTCGTTCGCTATCATCGTTTAAAAAAGTAAAAATAACTATTTCATCATTGTTTCCCACAGGATAGGCTCCTAAAGTTGGTTTATTGTTTACAACGTTTTCAGAATTAATCTGCTTTGCCGCTTCTTCAATATCACCAAAATCTAAATTTTTATATCGCATAATACTATCCGCAACTATCTTAGCTATATCTTCTGAAGCTGAAATTGCCTTGGACAATATAGGCGACATTGATATTTTCCCTACGTCATACATAAAACTCCCCCTTTCTTTACTCGACATTCCACCAAAAATCGTACACTTTCTTATAACTCCCGCCTTTTGAAATCGGGATTTTATTGTGTCTGATTTTACGGTTAGAAAGGTTTTTGTGGTATTTGTATCTTCCGCCAGCATGATTATCTCTGTACAATCGTTTGTAATAATATTTTTGATTGCCAGTTTCTACCTTTATAATAGTTGAAGGATACCAACCAGCGGTATTTTGATACAAACGCCGTAACCTCTCATAATATATATTCTCCGAACGACGACGTTTTTTACCTTTTATTTTCTTATAATCTGTTGATGTGAGTTTTGTATTTGTTTGTTTCAGATGCTTCATAATCAATGTTTTTGTTATTCTAACGGGGTGCTATGCTCTACAGACACTATTTTAACACTGTTGTTTGTAATAAGCACTGCACAATGCGGGTTATACTCTGCGTCCAAAATATCTTTGATTTGTTTTGCCAGTTCTTCTAATCTTGTCATGGCCTCACCACCTTTCTTATAGAATGTCAAAAATGTCGCTCATTACTCAACTATTTCCCAATGTATTTTCGGATTTAATGAATCCATAGGACTATCATAATTTTTAAAATTATACCCCTGAATACACTTGGTAAACTTACGTAAAGCACATTTTGCCATGTCTTCAGTCTCATACGTGAAACTTGTAATCATAGTATCCTTGTCTTTGTCGGATCCCCACAAGCATAATTGTCGACCATGAGGTAAAAACGCCGGATGTTCTATTGAACTTATACACATACCGTTTGACGAACAATATCTTAACTTTCCTCTTAAACTTTCGTCCATGTCTATAACCTGTGCCAACAAAACATTGCCGACTATTCCAAACTTTACTTTAATTGGTTTCATATGTATCATCTCCTCTAATAATATTATTCTCTAAATGAAATTTAATTTTCATTGGTATCTGCACCACAATATATTGTGATACGCTCGACGCAAAATCATATATATGGCATCCGCAATGTGGTTAGCCATTGTAAAATCCTTTCTATTTGTTTCTGTCCCCGCTCACTTCGCTTACATTCACCGCCGGGTAAAGATTTTATGGCACTACCATTTTTGAATTGTATGATCATTTGTTCTCCTTTTCGACTTTCAATAAAATAAAACTTTCATACCAATATTAATTTCGTATAGCCCGGTTGCAAGTTATTCTTATTCCAAACTGCATGCATATACTCAATCGAATCTGTGCTGCCGCGTCTGGGATTCCCATCTTTATCGAAAACCGTATACCCATTGCTGTCTTTTTTGTCTGTAAATCCAATTCTTATATGATGTACAAAGACAGATTCCGGCATATACTTTTTGAAAAATTCCTCTCTGCTTTGACTGCCAAAGAAATTCAATCTAAGCAGCATAATCACATATCCATTATCCGAAACATCTTCAATAGCCTTTTCAATTATCGGAACCGCCAAATTAAACGGCGGATTCGTGATTATAATATCAGGCTGAAATTTCTTAACATCCATAGTCAAATAATCGCCTTTTGTTTCGGCGAGCGAATCAGAACGAATATCAATGTTATTTACATTACAATATTCTCCGAACACATTATGTATTGCCGTGGAATAACTCATTGGGTGATATGCTTCTTTAATGCCGTGTCCATCCCGTATTTCGAGATTACCACCAGCACAAGGATCTAAAATTTTAGAACATCCCCAATCTAAAGGATAGAACTTGTCAAACTTTTCAAGAAATAATTCGATATCTGAAACAGGTGTAACATAATAATCTGATATATGTTCGTCTCTTGCATTACTTCTGTTTGTACTACTCAATTAACTAAACCGTCCTTTCAGAAAATCATAACCATCCCAATCTTTCAAATAAGGATTATCTCGATACCGACACCAATCCTCCCATTTACGAGCCAGATTAAAATACTCAGAATGGTCAAACGGTGTTTTAATGTCGTAATCGTTTGACGTTGACGGAACCAAATAAGTCTTCCCCCCGAAAGCTTTATCTTCTACTCCATTGGGGATGTATTTCAAATACTTGACCTCTTGGTTTGCTCCCCATTGAAACAACTCCTCGTCCAACTGCTCCGCTGTCAAAGTATCGTTGTATTCATTGTAAATATAGAAACTATCGCTATGAATTTTAAGGAATTCTTTCAATCCCTCAACAGAACTGTATGCATTACTATGTTCTTCAAACAGAGGCATCCACCCTGCACTTCGCTTACCTATATGAACTTCGTATCCAAAGCCAGGTGTATCTACCAGCTCGTATTCGCCGGGAAAATACTCCTCGACGATTTCTTTGTTCTTCGTCATCATGTAATAATTTGTACCCATACTTTCACCTCAGCTATCGAACCAAAATACTATTCTTACCGTATCCCAATACTTTCGGCAGTCTTCTACGAGTTCTACATCTGTGTCACTCCACACATAATGCAAGTCTCGCAGTCTGTTTTCAATCGGTCTTATGATATTATGAAGTAGCCGAATGTAAACATTGTCATATCCTTCTTCGTCTTTGGGGTCGTCATGCATGTGAGCATACCAAGTCTTTTCCAATTCGCCAAGTGTTAGATAACTTGGCGTGTGGCACTCAGATTCACACGCTTTATATTCACTTCTTATCAGATAATTCGCTGATGCAGGTATGCCTCTCGGCTCGGATATTGTTTCCGTATACGAACATCTTATACCTGCAAGAACCCCGAACAGCTCATAATCTCTGCCATCATATATAGGTGACGGAACAAACGGAAAAGTAACCGGATAATACTTTTCGTCCTCATCATCTCTCGCCGGGCGGAACAGGTCAATTGTTTCCCATTCGCCATCTTTGTTAATTTTCTCAAGTCGCATATGTATATCACAACCCATTTTATCACTCCTTGTTTTTCAAATTTATTCCATTGAAAAAGTTATTTCATTTTCGTTTAATAACCACCAAACTGTCTTTTCCGACAGTAGTTATTGTGTTACTTATTTCTTCTCCGTTTAACTCTAAATTTTGTGATGTGGAGCCGTCGGGATTATATCTGCCTCTCATAGCAGCTCCGTAAGCCTTCCCACAGTCAGATTTTACTCCGACTGTGGATTCATAAAATTTACTATGTTCTCATCAGTACACACATATGTACTATCGTACTGTGCCTTATACAAATGTTCTGCTATAAGTTCAACGCAGTTCGTAACAATGCCATTGCCGGCCTGCTTATAGAGATGAGTGTTTGAAACACCTGCGTCTGCTGCCTTGTCACAGTCATCAAAAGTGAGACCCATCAGCCTGTAACACTCTCTGGCTGTGAGTTTACGAATACGAATATCATTATGTATTTCCATAATTGCCGTTCCTTCTGATTTCCTATTTGAAACGCCTCTATCTTCTCTCGCAGTGATGCAATTTGCATATTCAATCATTTGTGTGTTATTTATTGATTTATCTATTCCTATTGCTCCCCCGTTTGTTATAATATGAGGTTGCCTACCGCCACCCTGCATAGCTGTGAGAGCAGGACTTATACCCTTTTTATCATATACATTTCCTGCAAAACTGCCACCCGTATGGTTAGGATTATATACATTGCCTATCTTATATTCTCTATTTGAAGAGACTTCAACGACACCTTCATAGCCCTTTCCATTTTCAATGTTTTCACATATATTTCTTAAACCATTCTTATAATAAGTTGCTCTAACGCAAGAAGCTATATCAGAATTGCGAGTAGTAACACTGTCGCTTTCAATATTGAAATTCTTCTTAAACTTCTCAACCTTGTCATCTGAGATATAATATTTTTCATCAACGGTTTCTTCGAGAAAGTCTTTTAACCTTAGTCCATTGTCAAACGGTACTGGAAAGTTAAATGTATGTTTATCAATATCTTTACGGATACTTATAACAAATACTCTTTCTCTATTTTGTGGGATTCCACATTCCTTTGCGTTAAGCACTTTCCAGTACGAATTAAATCCCAGCTCATCGAGGACTTCAAGTAAGTTATTAAAATCAGCTATAAATCTTTTACTCACAAGATTTTTAACATTTTCAAACATTATGTATTTCGGAGAAATATTATTATCTTTTGCTTTTTTGAGAAGACGAATATTTTCCCAAAGTAAACTGCTGCGAGTACTGCTATCAGGATTTAATCCTTTCATTTTTCCACTTATAGAAACATCGCAACACGGAAAGCTGCAAGTCCACAGATCAGCATATGGCAATTCTTCAATTTTACTTATATCACCCAAATTATGTGATAGTTTATTTGCCAACCAATATTTTTCAAGGTCTTTATTTTTCTTTTTTGCTAACTTCGACCAATCAAAATGCTTATCTTTCTCAGGTTCATAGCCTAAATTAATCTCTGTTAATTCTTTCGCCATTTCTTCTCTTGACGGATAATCGGGATAATTTTCTACCATTTCATTTGTCAAACCGCAATGAATGGCAGCATAGGATAAGACAGATTCTTTACAGATGTCAGATGTATTTAAGACTTCTAAATCAAATAGATTAGAATTTTGGAATCCGCGCTCTTGACAACCGATTCCGGAAAATAAAATGTTTGCTGATAATTTTTCTTTCTTCAAAATATACCTTTACAGGGATTACGTAATCTTTTTAACCGGTGTTACTGCTTATTCCTTTCTTTGTTTCACAGCATTTGCAACTACTGTGTTATTATATTATTCTCTCTTTTGAATATTCAATCGGTTTTATGTCTTCAGTTGTATTAGCAATGACATATCCTACCGGTTGACCTTTATTTGTTCCTATTTGATATTCATACTGTCCCCAAAGTAGTCTCATATTATCTCCCGCATATGCCTTGTCCTCTAAATAGAGTGATTCTGGAACAATATGTTTAAGCCAATCACATTTTTCATATAATTCATGCAATGTAGTAAATGGAGTAATTGTTTCTTTTAAGCCACTGGTTGACCCGACTCTTCTAAAACAATATTTAAAATCACCATCTCTGCCATTACACATACACAGCCGCTCTCTTGTATCGCAAATTTTACATAAATCATTCATTGGTCAGTCTTCTCTCTTAATATAACTTAAAACAAAAGTTTCATCGGTTTTTGTGCCACAATATATAGTATTATTCATTACATTTAATACTATATATAGGTGTTCTCGGTTTGCATATAAACAGTTTTTCAACTGCCTTGTCTCCGGCGGTTCTGTCTGACTTCTGCAACACTTTACGCTCTTTCTGCCAAATGCATTCAAAATCATCCGGCA